TTTCTTTGTAATCGGTCTGAAAGCAACAGCCATAAATCTATGATAGTTATCTACATCACCTGCATATTTATCCAAATCAATATACTCCCCTGCTGTAATATTATCTAAATTAGGAATAAAAGCAAAGTTGTTAAAAATCAAATCTTTTACATTTGTTTCTTTATTTAAAACGTTAATACATTGGTTTGCTATTTCTTTTAGTTCATTAAATGGAATTTCCATTGCTTGGTCTGTTGTTATATCGCAAAATATAGAAACAACTCCTATAATTCTTGCAATATCATCAATATCGTTTAACTTCATAAGTCTATTATATTGCATAAATTGACCTACATTAATTTCACTTTGTTCCGTTGGTATCTTAACTTTAATATCCATATTATAATAACGTATTTTTATTACTTAATTTAATTAATAATCGAAAATATATTTTCCTTGATTTGGTTTACCTATTAAATTCCACATCACATAACCTAAAGCATCTAATAAGTGGTTATAATCGTCGATAGGTGTTTCGCTTTTCTTATCGTGCCAAACATAATTATTTAATTCTTTAATTAAATTAGTTGATTCTGCATCTACTATAATTTCGTAGTCTTGAAGTAGTGCTATTCTATCAACTATTTTAGGTTTATCAATTCCTTTTATGTTTAAACCACGTGAGCGAAGTTCAGATATTAAACGAGGTTCGGCACTATCTGCTATAATAAGATTTTTAGTACCGCAATAACGATTATTTTCATTATAAATTTCAGTTGTGGTTAATCCTGCTTTGTAAAGCAATTCTTTTGTGTATATCTTTTTATTTGCTTTATCTATTGAAACTTGTATTAAAGTTGTAGGGTCAACACTAAATCCAAAATCTTGACCAAACGCTGTAAACCCTGTATCTAAATACTTATCAATTTTCCAATTAGAAAATATAACTCCCTCTGCTTTGTTTAACCAATCTCCTAAAATCTGATGCTTATATTTATTCGGGTTCGTTTCTTTAATTCGTTCTACTTCATTTATAAAAGAACTATCTAAATTATCGATGTTATCTAAATACGTTGTGTGAATATAAGTAACATCATCTTTAATTCCGTTAAATCCTTCCTGCACTCCTTTGTCTTCAAAAAAACGTTTATAAATCCAATGCTCTTTAGTTGCTGGATTAAGAATTAATATAACTCTGTTCTGTTTTCCTTTTTGTCGAATAGATAAGTTAATCTTATCGAATGTAAGTTCGTCTGTGAGTTCTTCAGCTTCGTCTAATATCCAAGTTGTAACACCTTGCAAAGATTTAAGATTTGCAGTTTGGTCACCGCTTGAAGTTTTAATTCCTCTAAATATAATATCAGACTTTGAACGTAGGTTTTTTATTTCTGATTTGTTTACTTCAAAAATTGCGTTCAATTCCATTAAATCAATTTTCTCTTGGAACTCTGGAATAATAGAAAGGTGTGCCGAAGTCATTGTTTGACGAGTGAATAATATTTTATGACCTTGTTCAAACGACAAAAGGTTGGTAAAAGTACCAACCCCGAATGACTTACTTGAACCACGACCTCCTGTTATAATAAAATACCGAGTATCGTTTTCAAATAATGGTTTATATTTACTATTTAGTGTTATCAAATTGTTTATGTTTTTCTTCTAAATAAGCGTAAACATCTTTCATTTCATCAAATCTAATTGAATACAAAAATGTAGACCATTCATAAATATGTTTTACTGTAATTACATTAAGTAATTTTTCAGGTGTATAATCTAAACATATTTGATTATAAAAAATTCTATCTCTATTCATCACTCTTTAAATTTAATTACGTCTTTTAAATCGAAGTTATCCAAAGTCAGATTTGTATTATTATCAACTGTTTGTTTAGGCATTCCAAACATATAATTAAAATATAATTTAACTGCCCAATCTTTTTTATCATTTAAAGCTTCTGTAAGCGCATTAAATGCTAAAGGTTCTAATGGTGTTAACTTCTCTATTAAAGATTGTTCTTCTGCTTTGCTTTTACGTCCTGCGCCCTCTCTCGCTCCTCCTTTTACTCTCTCCATTTGAAAAAATTTGATTATTCAATAAACATTTTTGCTTTTATCTCATCTATTGTAAGAGGTAATAAATAACTACTACCTACATTAATTTTATCACTATAAAATATATCAAAACCTTTATAAACTTTCATCTTTTTACGCTTCTTTAAAGTGCATAAATTAAAATAGTCAAGTTCCGATATACACAAAGTTTTCATTAACTTTTTATCTTTTGTTTCTTTTATTAAGAAATCTATTTCTTGTTTAATCATATTTAAATAATAATACTGTTGTTTTAGCGTTAAACTCTTGATATATTTTCCCACCACTTAATACATCTCCTTTGAAATATCTACAAATTTTATCTTTTGTATATCCTATTTCTGTACATATAAAATCTATTTTACAAAAAGAATATTTTTTACCTATTTGTATTTCGTGTATTTTAATCATTACAATACTCTTGGCCTGTTGCTAAATCGGTTCTATTACCTGTTAATTGAATATCCTTAATAGTATTATCACAATTGTTTTTTACTTTAATTTTTGTAAATACATTATTAGGAATTTGTAAAACTATTTTTTCTGTTATAGTTCCACAATTACAATCGGTTGTAGGTAATTCATCAGGTGTACAACTCGCACCAAATGAAAATAATAAAATGAATGCGATTAATATTTTAGTTTTCATAACTTGCTAATAGATTAAGTTTATTTTTAATTTGTTTTAATACGTTTATTTGTTCTGTATCAATTTGAGTGCCAAAAACATTATTAAATAGATTTACTAATTCTGTATTACTTAAAGTTTCAACACTTTGTTTTTCTTCTTGTGTTAATTTTCTCGGATTATGAAAAGGAAAATCTTTTTTGCTCCAGTTAATTTTATTGCAGTTAGTACATTCTTCAACTATATTAACCCCAATTTTTTTTTTGTTTGCCATATTTCTTCTTTTAATTGTTGTTGTGTTTTTTTTACCATTGAATAAGATATTTGACTTTTACGACAAAAATTCATTATCCCATCTTCATACGCATTTTCTACTATTGCCTTTTTATATGTTGGTTGTTTATCTACTACCTTTTCAATTAAATCAATTTCGCAAATATGCTCAATAGAAAACTCATCTTCTTTTATTTCAATTTCATAATCAATGGTAAACTCTCTTTGTTTTCTTTTCTCATCTAAAAATATACTTCTTAATACAAAATAAATATAAGAATCGTTTATTTGTTTTTCTGAATTATAAAGTCTTAAATACATATCCTGTACTAAATCATTTGCGTAGTCTTTATCCTTGCATATTTGATATGCAATTTTTAAATAACTCTTCTAACATTTAACAAAGTTATACATTTTTATATTAACTTGTACATTTTTTTGAATATTTATGTAAACTTGTAGAATAGCTATCATAGATTCAATGCTTTACATCTTTGATTACATTTACAAATTTATCGTTATAATCAAATTCAAAACTAATAAATTCATCGTCTTTATCTAAAAATCTAAATGTATAAATCCAATGATTTTTAAATGATTTGTTAATAAACTTCTCAGGCAGTTGTAAATTCTTTGCAATACCACTCAAGCGGATAGGTCTACCATTTGGAGAGATTTGCTCATCAAATGTTAAATGTAGTTTTATATTATTTGAAATCTGTATCATAATCGCACCATACTTTTACATTAATACCTTTATCTTTTAACTCTTGTATTCTTACCTTTTGAAGTTCTGATAATTTACCATTTGGTCGTTTAACTTCTATAAATGTAGTGATATTATTTTTAACTGCAATAAGGTCAGGATAGCCATTTTTATTAGCTTTTATAATCTTAAGAACGAAGTACCCTTCTTGTTCTAATTTGGTTATTATTTTCTTTTGTATCTGTTGTTCTGAAATCTCTTTTAAATGTTTCATTCGTATAGTCTTTTTTATTCATTACTGATTTGTAAATTTTTTCTTCAATTCCATTCTCTGCAAATATCCAGTAAATATCATTTGATTTTCTATCCATTGTAGTAAGTCTATCTTTTGCTTGAAAGTAACTGACCGCACTAAATTGT